TTCACCTGCTCCTGGTGTATTATCAATTCCTTTCCGTTGCGCGGTCATAGAATTGGTCATTTCTCTTAAAGTAAAGTGTTTCGATAGCTGCATGAAAATTTTTTTTATCTAATAATTAAAGCAAATATAACATATGCCATACCCGAGATCAACGCTCCAGTAGACACTAATAAGATGCTTTCTACGCGGTTAATTTGACGTTCAAGCTTATGTATCTTGTCATGCGTTTGCTTTTGCATGATTCTACAAAGCTTTTCGTGGTCCTCTATTTTTTGTAATGCGTTTCTAGCCATATTATCCTCGACCAAATAGTAAATCTAATTTTTGTTGTGTTGTCAAGTTATTATAGTTGCTTCCTTGTACTTGCGCTGTAACAGATTCAGCATCAATAGTAGGTAAGTTAAGTGTTGTAGGACCTAATGGTGTGTCTTGCATAATAGGTTGTAATGGATTATCAAATGCAGGAAACTCAGGTAGTGTTAAACTTACATTACTAAATCTTCCTTCTAAATTAGCTATGACCTCAGCTGCAGCATCTAAAGGATTTCTTGCTCCAATTTTTGCAGCGTTGTCTCCAATTGCAGAAACAACTTCTGCTGATAAAGAGTAGGGTGTAAATATGTTTTGATCAATATTATTTATTTCAGTGTCAGAAACTCTATCTAATGCATTTATTAAATCTGTTTCAGAAATATTTAAAAGTCTTGCAGCATCTAAATCACCTTTTAAAGTTTTCTTTACATCAAACATTGCACGATTAGCATTTATATATGCATCAACAACATCTACAGGTTCAATGGGTCCACCTTTCAATACAACTCTAGTAAATAAACTTCTTGAATCTCTTATACCTTTTTGAAAATCTGCAACTTTAAAATTCATTGCTCTACCAGGATTTACATTGACAGCTCTAAAACCAAACAGTCCTTGAAACTCATCACCAAATTCATACTCTTGACCATACTCGTCAAACTTACCTTTAGTAATTACATCAACAGATTCAATTGATTGATCTAATCTTTTTAATTGATCAACAGAGAAAGGCATTTGTGCTTTTACTAAGTGAGACATTATCTTACTCATCTTATCACCATCTGTGTCTTGATCACTGTAGATTTGAAAACCTTCTCTTGTTCTACCACCTCTTGCAATAATATCTAATACTGCTTCTGTCCAAATAGATTCTGAAATAAATGGTTGACCAAATTCTGACATAGCTGTGAACACCCCTTTTGCAAAGTCATCCATGATACCGTCTTGATCTGTTCTACCGTCTTGAACAGCATTGACTACTGATTGTAGCGGTCTAATTAATGTATCGTATGCATTAGCATGACTAAAGTCTATGTATTTAAAACTACCATCTTCTTGTTTTATAGGTAGTAAAGTAGAGTTTTTAGACCATTGGGCTGCAAACCTACGGATAGCTTCTCTTTCCTCGTCTGTGACGTCGTATAGGGCCTGAAATGCTGCTGTTGTAGCTACTGGTACCGCTGCAACTGTAGTCGTAAAACCTAATAATCTAGTATATCCAATACCTTCCATAGGTTTTACAGTTCTACCATCAGGTAAAGTTATAGTTTCGTTTATCTCTCTTAATGCTCGTCTTACAATATTTGTACCTGTTCTAGCTATCTCTGCTGGGAAAGATACGAAGTTACCGATAGGTAGTTTTCTTAAACCTTTTACAAAGTCAGATACATAGTCATAGTTAGGTATATTGTTTCTTACAATATTGGCTGCTTCTTCTTTTAAAAATTTTTCATCAAGTCTTACGTCAACACCATTACGTTTAAAAAACTGTCCTCTTGTTACACCAATCTTTTCGTATGCTTTTTCTAATCTAGATTTTTCTACAGCCCAAGAATATATTTTCCAAAAATCATCTTCTGCTGTGTATAAATCTTGTGATACAGATTTTAATTTTGATAACGGCTTTAACAATAATCTCATACCTTTGTCAGATGTCATGGTTTCACCAAAGTTTACATCTTGTAACAGTCTAGATAGATCTCCAAGTCTTACGTTTGAGTTTACAACACCTAGTTCTAATAGTTCTTGGCATAGATCATTCTGTTGTCTAGTGCCTTTAAGTGGTGTTTGTAATGCTTGATAAGCTTGTTTAATTGCTGCTGTGTCGGCTGCAGGTACAATACCGTTTGCTGCAGCAAAAGCTCCAGCACTAACAAAGTTTCTTAAATGTGTTACTGGTGATAAAATTGTTTTAGCAATCTGTGATGTAGCTTTAGGATACAATACTAAACTTTCATACAGTCTACCTAATATACCTGCGCTTTGTGTATTTAAAGATGTGTTCTTCATTGCTTCAGCAACACCTGGTCTTGCAAAGAAAGGTTGTGCAATATCACCAAAAGGATTACTTGCACCTGATGCAATGTTTACGTTTAAAGTTTGAGCAGGGTCAATAACTTCTACTCTAGTAAAGTCATCACCGAAGAAAGCTCTAGCTTCTGCTTCTGATCTAGCAAACATAGGTTGCGGAACAGTAGTTTTATCTGTAGCATTTCTAAAGTTAGCAACAACTTCATCATTCTTTTTAATTAAATCATCATAAAATAAATTACGTCTTGTAATTAAAGATAGTTTAGCCATACCACCTATCATTGTTTGCATAGGATTTTTTTGTTTACCAAATAAATCATTAAATACTTTTTGATCTGCTTCTGATGCTACATCTCTAATTGAAATTCTAGGTACTCCACCTCTTTTAACTGCATCATCTAATGCAGTTCTATTTACAAAGAAGTCTGGTATATTAAATAATGCATCAGAAGGTTTGTCCATTCTTAAACCTTTAGGTAATCCAGAAGTTTTTAATACGTTGTTTACAATTTGCTCTGCTTCTAAATCTGTAAGATCTTTACCTGCTTCTTTTGCACTTGCCTTAAATAAATCTTTAGCATTAGTTATTGCTTCTGCTGAAGGTTTGTATCTCATCCACGGTAAAATACTTTTGTCTTGAAAGATATCGTACGTAGAACCAAGATAGTTTTTAAACTTACCACCAAATAATTTTTTAAAAGCTTGTATATCTGCAGCGTCTAATGAACCACCAAGTTTAGAAAATAATTCAGACCATTTACTTCTCATAACAGACAGACCACCAAGAATAGATTTTTCTAATTCTTCTGCGACTTGTGCATTAGGTGCAAACTTTTTAATGCCATCTATAACTCTTTGTTTAGCAACCGCATCTATTTCTCCAAATGCTGCAACACCATCATCGCCAAGTCTTGCTTCACCAGATAACAATGCATCGTTTACGTCACCTAAAAATTTTGTTCTTTCTTTTGCATTTTGTTTGTTGAATACAGTACGCATTGGTGGGAATAGTTTATCGACATCTACATCAAGTTCTCTTGATAAATTTCTTGCAACATTTGCATCAGCTGCCTGCGCACCAATAGACTGTCTCTCTATGTCAAAAAATTCTTGTGTCTTACCACTACGTGCTCTAAATTTTTCTGCAACTTTATCAATCCATCTATCTAATTGTGAGTTAGCTGTATCTAATCCCTTGTTCCTGTTTGTTATTTTTTTAATAACTGCACCTGTACCACCAAGGATACCTGTAAATAATGCACCCTCTGTACCAAATTTAATTCTATTTAATATTTCTCTTGTTGCATCTGGGTCCGTGTCACTTCTATCTATTTTAGTTGGGCCACCAATAAGATCTCCAAACGTACCAATAGCTTCTGCGTCACCAACAAACACACCCTCTGCTACACCACCGCCTAATGCACCGGCAACAAACTGTCTGCCTTTACCTGCAGCTGTAAGTTCTAGTGCTTCGTCTGCTGCACCAACTAAATTTTTATTTCCTAGTCTTACATACTTATTATTTTTACCTGCAAGCATTGCAGTCTTTGCCATGCCGCTAGCAGATTTAAATGCAATACCGCCGGGTACACCTATGTTGACTAATGCTTCTGTAATTTTACCCGCAGCTGTTGCTTCTGCTTTCTCATCAAATTCTGTAAGGTCATCAAACCAAGCTTCAACCGCAGCAGCTTTACCGCTGTTAACTCCAAGATCCATAAGACTTGCGCCTAAAGAAAAGAAACCTTTTGGTATAGCAATTAGACCTGACGCTACACCTGACAGCATAGATTCAAATGTACCTACTTTATTTTTTGGTGCGTATGAACTGGTATCAAAAATGTTAGCCATCTACCCTCCTATAAAATAGGGCTTACTTTACCTTGTTGATCTATAACAAGTACTCTATCATCGATAACATAGTAACCTGGAACGACTTGTTCTCCCTTAGAAATTTTTTCATTAACTTGTGCTTCAAAGAATGTTTGTGCATCTACACCTTGTGGTATGTCAGTTGAGTCAATTACTGATACGTCAACTTTTTCTGTTGCACGAAGTATGCCAGCTAATTCTTTACCTCTTGGTACTTTACCTTTTGAATATCTTTCAGTAATAATATCTGTAAAGGTGTCGCCTGCTAATGTTTTATCAGCAATTTTTATTTGTTTTTGTAGTAGATCAGCTTTTGCCTGAGTTTGTGGATCAGAAGCTTTAATATCTTTTTCAATTTCACCTTTAAGTATAAGTGTATCAATTGCATCTTTAGTTGCTTTAGGTTTGTCAAATGCTTTACTTGTTGCCTGAATAACTTGGTTAATTAAATTACCTGATTTAAGATCACCTTTGAAATCACCAGACTCATTAATTATTCTACTTGCTTCAATTAAAGAATTGTATGCAGCATCTTTGTTCATACCTTTGATATCCATAATGTCTCTGTATCTTTCAACTCTTTTCTTACGTAATTCATCAGCTGATAATGTTGCACCCTCATTGCCTTTAGCTTGAGGTTCTAAATACATTCCCGGGTCCCCGCCTCCTGGTGCTCCAGACGTGCCAGTGACTCTGTCACCAATTTTTAAATCACCTGCATTTGGTGGTGGTGGAACCTCTTCTCCAGTGTCTTTATTAAAATATCTTCCGTTTGCATAAAGTAAACCAGTTATTGCTCCTGTAGGAGAGAATACTAATCTAGCTGCTTTACCAGCTACACCAGTTACTCTTGGATCTGTAACTGCTTTGTAGACACCGCCAACTAATTTAACTGATGGATCTCTACCTAAAAAGTTAGGTGAATATATAGGCATCTCTGGCCCAGATTTTTGTACAGTTTTTACATTTTGTGGTAAAAATCTTCCTTTTGTACCAGGAGCTGCTGGTATTTTTACAGATCCTGGTCCTACCGAACCTGTTTGTGTTCTAAAGAAATTTTTAATTCCTGTAATTGCTCTTGGAGCCATTCTCATAGCACCTATTCTTAAAGCGTTTAAACCTGCACCTATTGCAACACCAGCAGGAAATAGGTGATGTTCTCTACCGCTTGCATCTTTTAAAGGATGGGCACCAGCTAGTTTAGGTGACTGACGTCCTCCAACTATGTTACCATCTCTTTTAGGTTCTCGAATACCATCCATGATACCCTCTTTAATAGGGCCGCCGTATCTAAACATTGGTCTATTTAATGGTCTCATAGTTATTCCTACTTAAATATTTTTCCGTACAATCCACCAATACCTAAAGCCGTACTAAGTGCTGTTTGGAATGGGCTTCCTGCTTGTGGATCTTGATACTGTTGTCCTGCTACACCACCTAATAAACCTGTTAATGTATTACCGTATTGTGTCATTCTTCCGTAAGGCTCATAAGCGCTTGCTTGATCAGCTTGTTGTTGTGCTGTTAATTGAGCTTGAGATAATCCTTGTCTCATTGCACCAAGAGATCCTAGTGCAGAAATATCTTGACCCATACCTGCTCTTTGAAAATCAGATAAGCCAAGCATGTTAGCACCTAAGCCTTGTTGTAATCCAGCTAGTTGACCACCTTGTGTGAATGCATTAGCTGCTGCTTGTTGTGCGTTTTGAAAACCTGATTGTAATAAATTAGCTGCAATACCTGCTCTGCCTGCAAGAGACTCAGCATCGTATTGTCCTAACATCGCACCTTCTCTACCACCACCAAAGTTACCAGATGCAACTGCAGCGTCTTGAATAGATTTTCGGTCCCCGACTCTTGATTGATCGTACTGTCTTAATGTTTCATCGATCACCTGTGTTTGATAAGGTGACATAAATTGTTGGTAAGCTTGTGGACCAGTTAAGGAACTAAGTCCTCCAATAGTACCAGCAGCTTGTTGTTGTGCAGTCAGAGCTGCATTTAAAAATGGTTGATAAGAACCAACACCTTGTTGTGCCATGTTGATTGCTTGTGATTGTAACGGGTCTTCGCCAGCAATATATTGCTTGCCCATAAAAGTTTGTGGGTCTAGCTGAGCCGAATATGTGGCTTTCGCCTGATCTGCAAAATCTTTTACTGCCGGTTCTAAATAATCTTGTACTGACATTATATCATCCTCGATTGTAACATTTGTTGTTGTTCATACATGGCTTGTGCTCCTTCTAAACCTTGTGATTCTTCAGAGATCTGACCACCTTGTTCTAAATTATTCATTAAATTTTCCATAACTTCTGCGCCCTTATCGATGTCTCCACCTCCAGCGTTTCTAACAGCATCTGCAGTAAATACAAACTCATTTTTAGATAGTCTTGCCGGCACGTCGTCTGCTCTTTCTCTTCTACCTAGTTCTACAAAACCACCTGTATTTCTGTAATCTTTTTCTTGGCCATCCATGTCAAGTAAAGGCATAATTCCACCTTCTTGAGCACCTACTCTGACTTCTTCTCCGCCACTAGGATAATCAAATTTATTTGTTCCAGGTTCTTTTCCGTATCCTGGTACTTGAGTCATTAATCCACCTTCTGCTGCCATAGCAACTGCTTGAGGTTGTTCCATGCCTGCACCTTCTGGTTGTTGTGATGCTTGCATTACTGCTTTTACAAATTGTTCAAAGGACATATCACCACCTTTGTTTTTATATTTTACATATTCCATCATAAGCATTTGTTCTGCTTGAGCTTGACCTGCGCCACCACCCATATTTAAAAATGCTTTACGTTGTCTAAAAGATTGACCTGCACTACTTCTTATAAATTCTTCTTCGTCATCCTCTTCAACTTTCATACCGTTTGCATAACCTGCACGACCACCGTCAGCAGCATAAAAATTTTTCATTACAAATCTTTTTTGTGGCATAAAATCTAAACCAGCACCTGCATCACCTGCACCGCTGTAATAATTTTTTGCTCTTTGAACTTGATATCTTGGGTCCATAACGTCAATAACTTCTTCTTCTTCATCTTCGCCTCCACCCATCATAAATGGTAAAGCTGTTGCAAATGCACCTCCAGTAAGAAATGCTCTTTTAGGATCAAAGGCACCAGACTTTCCAAAAAGACCACCGCCTCCGCCAAAGACTCCTCCTTGAGAACCCATAAATAATTTACCTGCACCACTCATGATATTGCTTAAGCCAAAGTTTTTCATTCCACCACCTGCTAACTGTGATAAAAATTTACCTTTGCCTGCAGCACCTAGGGCACCTAAACCATATGCTCCGGCACCTAATAAAGCGATCTTACCTAGAGGACTTTTAACAACTTTTTTAATACCTCTAGTGGCTTTCTTGACAAGTTTACCTAAGAAATAATTCTGTCTAGGATCTTTCAAGGATCCTATTCCTGATTGTATTTGTTGAGGTTCTTGCATTCTAGATATTGCCATAATTTTACCTTAATTTATCGTTTTACTTTGTTTTTCCAAACAAATCAAGCCTCGGCATGACTACGTTGACGTCTCTTCTTATGTCACTTTCAGGGATATTTTTAGATTTCCAGTCATCTTCAGAGGCATAAACTTCACCTGTTTTTATATTTGTAATTTTTGTAGTAACTTCAGCAGGCTCTATCACTGGAACCTCCTGACCGTTTATAATTGTAGTTTTCATTAGTCTATTTTCTCCTTATTAATGTTCATATAACTAATACCTATTGTTACAGAGTCTGTAGAACTCATTGTTATTTTTAAAGCTTTGCTACCTTCTATTATAAGAGGTAGTGTCAGTATCTCTGTACTACTATTTGCAGCTAGAGTCTGGGTATTTACAATATTAAAAGTATTATTCTTAATAGTAATAGTGGGAGTATTACCCGTATTATTAGTTACTCTTAAAGATTTAATTATGTATGTTTGATTGATCGTAGGTAATTGATCACCAGCTGAATCAGTTCCAAACATAGCTGTTTCTGTAACCGTAGCTAGATTTACACCATAAAATTTAAATTGATTTACTATAGCCATTATGAATCCAAAAAGAAACTTCTTGCTTCTATTTCTTGTTTTAACTCATCTTGAAATGATGAGTTTAATTTTGTTATTACACCATCTAAATCTCTAACTAAAGATTGAAATGTTTTTTCTTCGTATTCTCTACTTGCTCTAGTTAATGATTGTACAATTTTTGCCATTATAAAATACTTACTAGTCCTCCGTATTTTAAACCATAACCAAAACCATCTTTAGCTCCAGTTTCAGCAGCATTATCATAACTAGCTCCACCGCCTACATTTTGATTACTACCAGTATTTTCAAACCCACCTTCAGCACCATGATAGCCACCATCGTATGTACCACCAGCATCTTGAAGAGATGCTCCTCCGCCAATGTATGTGCTACCACCACCACCTTGGTTATTATCTTTAGTATCTGTCTTAATATCAAAAATTGTATCTGTTTTTTTATTAACATCTTCAAAGTTTTTTCTAGCTTTTTCTATGTTTATTAAATTTGTAATTAAATTAGTTTGTTTATTTGTTCCTTTTAAATTATATTGTTTACCTGTAAAATCTTCTTCAGTTAACTCTCCACTAATTAAACCATCTACTTGTTGTTGAGTTAAACCATATTTTTCTTGTAATGTTTCTCCTATTTTTGCTTGTCTATTAGTAAAAGTTTCATCAGTCATATGATATGGATTATATCCAGCCATAATTCCTTCAGGTGTATTATAACTACCACCTGGTCCAACTACAATTTGACCAATATCATTAACCATAACACCCCCCATACCTAATTGATTTTCCATTATTGATCTTCTGTTTACAGGCAACATACCAGATGCAAAATTTGCAAATCTTGTTAGTGTGCCTATGCCGGGTATAAAACCAATTCCTTTTGCAAGGAGTTCTTCTATTTTTGATGGAGGTGGTTTATCTAATCCATAATATTCTGGATACATTCCCATGTGTTTCATTGCTGCAGTTTTAGTGCTGTAAAGAGGGCTTGTATCGCCAGGTAAAGTTTTTCCAACATAAGATAATTCATTTTTCTTTCTTGCGTCTTGTAAAGCGTAGGTGTTAGGATTCATGTTTACTATTTTATTTGGATCTGCATTGTAAACGCTAAAGTTTTTATCATTATTAAAAGCATCCGTATTTACTATGCCTTCATTAACAACATCAGTTTCCTCAACTGTAGGAATTTCAAAAGGATTTAATAAATATTTTTGTAATGGAATATATTTATACCCTGCTTCTCGTATCTCTTGGTCAGTAGCCATTATCTTCTCCCGTCCGGTTGTATATCTAATCTAAACGTACCCAATTTCCAATCTTGAGATGTAGCTGTGTTCTTTACAGTCATCGCTATAGATCTTGCACGGACTCTAGTATCTACTTTAGTTGTTGCTGACGTAGTTGTAAAGGTCTGTGTTTTAGAAGAACTATTTGGAAAGTCTCTTGTTGTAAAATCTATTGTTGTAGTCCCTACTTGTGAAATAAAATCTGGTAAAAATCTACGTATTTTCATTATGTATTCACCATCACCTCTTAAATCGGGAGTACCTATTGCCTGCCCTGTGTTGCTTCGTCTTTGTGTAATGTCAAAATCTCCTGATGTTATAGTTCCTATAATAGCTGTTGTAGCTCCTCCAGCTAATACTTGATCGGTCCCTGTTTCGTGTTCAAAGTATGTACTACATCCGTCAACATTTCCTGCTACGTCATAAGACGCGTTACTTGTTGGATCATAGAATGTTGCATGTGGTCTACCAAAAACAGCAGAGTCTGACCATGCAGCTCTAGCTAAAGATCCTGTTGTCCAGATAGGTCTTTTATTTGTTGAATCTAAATAGTTATAAGTTACTGATCGATCAGCTACATCAGATCCATCACTACAATAGAACCATGTTACCTCACCAAACAAATTATTTAATCCTGCATTAGTTACATCTCTAGCTGTAGTATTAATATCGTCGTAAACAAAATCTTCTACGAGACAAGGTAAAGATTTTAATTGACCATCGTAAGAAAAGAATCCGTTTTCTGACATCCAATAAGCTGTGCCATCAACTTCTACACATGCATTCTTACCAAGTAAGCCACAGTTGGTACCTACTTGTTCAAATGCAAAAGTAAATGGTTGACCTACGAATCTCATGAGAAACAAAGCTGTATCAGTCCAAACATAGATTGCGTCCCTACCTCTAATAGCCCCCATAATCATAGAGCCATCTGCAAGTCTTTGAGTACCTGCCGTATTGGTTGCAGTTACTGTGTATGCTGTTGAACCAGAAATATTTTCTTGATCAGAAAATCTAATAAACATATCGTCTTGAGTAGTTTCCGCTCCAACCTGAGTTTCTGTTCCAAAAAATACTAAGTGTCTGTCCGGTGTTGATACCAAAACATGACGTGATGCGGTAGGCGCATTTGGTATTATTGTTGCTCTAATGTCTGTTGCGTTAGTAGGTGAAGAGTCCCATTCAAAACATTCTCCATTATAAATTAAAGCAATTAATTTTGTTCCAAAGTTATCTAAAACCCATAAACCAGGATCTAGTGTTACGTCGTCTGAAGAAGATTCACCCCATGCAACAAAACTAGAAATGTTTGTTATAGCGTCGCCCGCAGTGTGTCCTACACCTGGTCCTGTACCATTGACACCCCTACCTCCGCCGCTCAATGTTCCTGTAGCAGTATCGTTGTTTGTGTAAGATATATCTTCGGTACCGATTCTTATTTCTCCTGATCCAGGAAATTGTGTAGAGTCGGTTAAAACTATAGTTGTCGTAGAAGAGTTTATCGTTGTAGCCAAGGTAGTTGTAGCTGGACCTGAGACTGTTCCTGCCCATTGTCCTGTACCCCAACCAAAACCTCCTACCTGTTTAGCTGGTCCAACATGGTAATATAATAAAGCGTCGGCGCTTCCTGTATTTGTCATAGGACTAGCACCTTCATTACCGCCCATAGTTATTTCAATTGTATTAGCTGATGGTGCAGCAGTTACCATGTATTTAATATCTTCAAAGTTACCGTTTGCAAATGCAGATCCCGATCCCGTAATACCGGTTACATTATTAAATAAAACTATGTCATCATCTTGCAAAAGATGAGGTGTTGAAAAAGTTACGGTTACTGTTGGTGAACCAGTTTGACTTGTAAAATTAACCGCACTGATTGTCGTTCTAATAGGGTGTATGTCATAAAACCGACCCCCAGAATAAACATATAAAATTCTATTTGTTCCTATAGCAGCATATTTAATACCGGAGTTATTGTCAAAATGATGCAATGCTCTAGCTGCACCGGTTAATTTATCATCTCCTAATTGAGACCAACCACCTATTTTTTCAGGTGTGCCATATCTAAAACGTACATTATCACCATCAAACCATTGCCCTTCGGCCCCAGTTTCGGTGACTTGTTTATTAAATCCTGGTAAAAATCCTAGTTTCTGTAGCATAAATCCTTATACTATTAAGAATCAGGTTTATCAATCAAAAGATAAATCCCAGGCAGAGTAGCGTTTCACTACCTCTGAGGGCAACCATTCGTCAATATCCCTTTTATTTTTTTTAATACTGTCAGTCCTTATATCATGATAAGGGCCTTTAAAAAAGGTATCATCATAAGATATTCCATTAACGCTATACTGGTCTAAAGATTTGAGCTTAAGTGTCTCATAATCTATATCAAGAAAATTACACACAGTTTTAACTGTATTTACAGGATCTTTAATTAGGTCGTTATACTGTACAACTATGTATTTTTCTTTTTGTTGTACTAAATTTCTAATAGATTGATACCCATCGGATACAAAACTACCGGTCATTAAATGATCACAATAAGATACAGGATCTTCTGGTTTATCTAATGCAACAACAGAAGCTAGAACTTCTAAAATAGGTCTGTAAAGAATAATAAATTTTGCGTCTGGTACTATATTCTTTAAGTATGGAAGACAGTCTGGGTGTCCCCATGGTCCCCGATCTATGATGCGGTTAGCATTCCAACTTGTATAACAATTATCTAACAAGTTATTTAGAACATTGTCTACTAAACTATGGTCTGGAAAAGATAAAAAATTTCTATGGTTTTTTATATCTAGTATAGGTTTAATTAAATTAGGTACTACACTATATGGAGAGACTAGTACATTTTTGTTCTGATTCATTAAAGAAGCAAACAAAGTATTACCGGCTCTAGGAAGACTACATAGAAAATAAAATTTTTTCATTAACCTAAAACAGTTTGAGTTGCTAATATTAAACGATCTGTTTTCTGCACCCCTTCTATAGGTCTATGTAAATTGTTAGAGTCCCACAGATACCAGGTATAAGCCATGGGTTTTATCTGTAACGTGCAATACGTTGAGTCAAACTCAGTTCCTAAAATGGTAGGTGTAAGATAACAAATACCTGAGACTTGAATTTTATTTTTATACTGATCCTCAGAATGTCTATGCCAAATAGCTGGAGTTGTCTCCCCCGCTCTTACATGCAACACCCACGCTTTAGATAGTTCTACTTTTTGTGGACCAAACAAATCTTCTAAAAATTTAAAATACTTTTCTTTTAAGTATTGAACTGTTTTATTATTGTCTTTAAAAACATACGCGTCTGATTGTAGTTTTGGATGAGTACATTTAGGGTATTGAGAACAACAAGAGTTTTTATCTGTGTATGCTTTTAAATAATCTATTATTAAAGGATCATCATAGGGTACAAATGGACATGCTTTTATCATAATGTAAATGGTATAAAGTGGTTAGGATTTAATTTATTATCTATAGAATCAATAGGTACTATATCAAAAGCTATAGTTATTCTAGGTCTTTTGCTTTCATTCCAAGGTGAGCTTCTGTGTTGATCATCTTCGCTTTTACCCACAACTAACAAACCTTCTTTACTTACTACTCGTGTTATATGTGGCACGTTTGGAATTCTATAATCAGTGTGACTATCACCAACTTGGACACAATAAAAACCGTGCCATACTTTTTTGTCTGCTGGCCAGTGATTATGCCAATCTACCTTTTCTCCTTTTCGGTAAACATTAACCCATGATTTTATCATGTATGGTCTGTCTTCTAATAACGGAGAAACATTTTTTAAAATTTCATGGTAAAGTTTTAACACTGCTGAGCTAGGAAAAGTTAAAAAATTATATGCGTGATGATTAGCTGTAGTAAAAGTACCATACCACTCAGGGTCACTATTGTGTGGTAAATTTTTACGCAACATCTTCTCGACTTCTAAACTAAATTTAACTAACTCTTTATTATCTATTGAGTCTAATTGTATTGAGTACAAATAGTCTGGATGATTAGCGTGTATTACATAACTAGAATTTATTTTATTCAATAATTTTTTAGTTGGTTTATTAACTTCTAGGTTAAATGATATAATAGTTTTTTTACTTTGTGAGTTATTAGTAGGTGATCTGTGAACAGCATAAGCTGGAAAGATACTTACATCACCTTCTTTGACTTTAAGTGGTGTTATTCTACCGTGATCAAACGGATCTATAATTTCAGTAGGTGGTCCATCTTTAGGTAAGTCTAAATAATAAGCTCCTGTAAATGTGTGTCCGTGCACATGCCAACCGTGTGTTCCTTCATTACCGTATTGTTGAAACCAAATATTTTTTATTACACATCCATCATAACCAGCATCTTTTAATTTCTTTTTTAAAAACTTACTTAGATGTGGGTATATAATTTTAACCCATTCTCTATCAAATTTTTTTGCATCTAACCAATCTAGTCTTTCAATGTTGTCTGTATAGTATGTGTCTTTCTGTTCTAAGAAATCAGAACGTGCATTATTAACAGCTTCAAATAATTCTGTTTTTAATTTCTTGTGTTCTTTAAATTCATCTACAATATAAAATGATTGTAGACTATGCTTTACTTTTTCCACCATAAAATAATTGTCTTCCTATCTTTCTTCTTAACCTCTTTAACTCCATGATATGTTACACTACCATCAAAAATAGTCAACATACCTTGTTGAGGTTTTATTATTTGATTCTTTGTGTAAAACTCACCACCCTCAAAGTCATCGTTTAAATATATTAAACTATTATATTTGCTCTCTTCGGTCCCTCTTCCTTTATGTAAATGTAAAGCACCTTCAGAACCTACATGCCAATTCTGTAATTGAGCCATTGATATTGTTAGATCTAAATTTAATTTTTCTTTAAAAAAATCAGAGACTCTTTCTACAATAGAGTCATTAGTAATTTCTACCGTTCTTTCTGACCAATCAAAGTTCCCTGGTCCCAGGTCCCTGATCAATGAAGCATACTCTTCGCACTCATCTTTAGGTAGATAATTCTTAAACACTTCTACCTCTTTCATTACAGTATTTTTATTAATGCTTGTTCTTCACCAAAAGCAATATATTTATATTTAATTTTGTTTTTATTAACGTACTCTTGCCATGCTTTAAATTCGTTCTCTCTCCACCCGGTATAACCCATGTACTCATCAAACAATATAATAGTACCTTTTTGTAAGAGGCTCTTGTCGATACAATCAAAGACATCTTTAGTGGACTCGTACGTATCGCAATCAATATGTATAAAACTCATTTTGTTTTTATTTTTACTTAAGAACAATGGAAGTGTATCTTTAAACCAACCTTTTATTAAAGAGACATTAGGCAATACTTTTGGTTCTTTGCCATTTAAAGTAAAGTGTCCTTTTGCTAACATACCACCCTTCCAGTCTTCTTGCAAACCTTCAAAGCTATCGAAACCATACCATGTAATATCTGGTTTATTTTGTGCAAAATAATTAATACTTTCTCCTCTGTGTACTCCAAACTCTAGGTGTAATCCTTTCTTTGTTATGTGGTTTAAAGTAATACCCCACCACTTCTCTTCCATAATTACACAATCTTTTATAAAAGGTTTTATATAATTAGCAGAATCAATAACAGCTTCTTTGTTTAGTATATCAAAAACTCTTTCTTTGCTTGCTGATCCTTTTAAAGGACCCTCATAATATATCATTAGATTATTCTATGGCCTTTCCTATAGTATGGTGGCAAACCAAGATGTGGTCTAGTATCAAAAATATTGTCGTGAGCTCCTTTTGCAGCCTGGTCTGTATAATGAAAAAATACTTGTGCACATTCTTTACCTGTAAAAGGTTCTCTCCAGTGTTCTAGTAAATCACCTCTGTACAATAACATATCTCCAGGTCCAAGGTTTATAGCTACTCCTTTACTTTTGCTCATAACATAATCCACCCCATTACCATCTTCATCAAAAACTAAATGACCTTCTTTTTCATTTGGATTTAAATATATAGGCCACATGTCTCCACCTAAATTTAACGTTGTAGAAAACTGACAACTAAATCTGTCTTTGTGTCTAGGAAGAATGTCCCCTGTTTTATAGAGACGACCAAACGCATAGTTTGGTATTAGTTTAACTTTCATGTGTTTTTCTAATAATGGTTTTACTTTTAAAAGTATTGATTCAAAAGCACAGTCCCCATACAAACAATATGTGTCTGGCATTTGAGGATCTGTCCACGCACCATGTATCTTTTCAAAAGGTGGTATAAATTTATCTCTAAATAAAGTTCTGCACACTTCTCTTTTCATAGTAAAATATGTGTACACAAACTCAGCTAAGTCTTTTGAAATAGCCTGTTTAATTATTAGATATTTTTTCTTTTTAAACATGTCCCATTACTCCTTGAGGCACAGCTCGTAAATTAAAGTGTATAAATTTAAATTTTTCTTTTCCAAGATCAAGTGAAAATGAATGTGGCAAATAGCTATTAAACAACATTAACGTACCTGGAACAGTATTAAATATAATAGTTGAGTTACCATTTGTTATATCTTCGGGTTTTTTTAATGGTAGCTTTGTCATCATTGCTCCAGATCTAGGATCATGAAGAATAGCTTTAGATGTTTGATTAGAAGAACTAACAAAATAAAAACCTGTGACATGACAGTTACCATGAGTATGTGTGTCCTGATAACCACCACCATTTTTAGCAAACTCTTGAGCCCAAAGATCTGTAAAGATTAAGCTCTGCTTGCTTAAATCATACCCTTGGTAATCTAAAAAATCCCAAGCACGTTGACCTATATATTCTACAAAACCTTTTAACTCTTCAACTCTTTCTAGTCCCCCTGATTGATAAGTTAAATTACGATCTTTATTTTCTTTTACTTCTTTAGCTCTTCTTTTCTTTTCAGCTTTTATATGTCTGTCACTTATTTTATCTACAAGTTCTAAATAATCTAAGCACTGTTCAAACCAAACAGGTGAACTAAAATAAAGTTCTTCTTTAAAGTTTGGGTTGCTAGGACCTCCGTCCATTGTTTTATACCAAGGTTGTTCCATTATTTCCAAGGATGCCCAAGGTACCAAAGCACCAATGAGTATCGCACTCCTTTCGTTACAGGTTTAACTCTATGCCAAATAAAAGAAGGGAAAACTATCATAGAACCTTTTTTGTTAAGTTCTTTTGCTACTTGTTTATTTTCTTTATCTTTGGGGTCATGATTTCTAAAATCAAATTCAAACTCACCGCCTTTAAAATCTTTTGGATCAGACAACAAAACACTAACAGAAAGCTTTCTAATTTTTTTATTAAGCAATGGTTCGTTTGGTTTATTGTATGGAGCAGGCCAACTATCACAATGCCAATCATAATATTGTTTAGGGCCATACTTAGTAAATTGAATTAGTTCAGTAGCATCGTATTTAAAATTCCAACCTGAAGCTTCGTTAGCAGCTTGTACATAAGGATCTACTTGAAACTTAATCCAAGGATCATTTAACCATGAAATGTTAGACTGTCTTTTTTTAGCACTGTGAACTAATTCTGCTTTCTGTCCTTCGTTTCCCACCAAGGCATCATGCACAGGTTTATCTTTAGCATGAGCAATAATTTGGTCACAGACATTCTCAGGAATTGCAGACTTAAAGTACCAGTAATAATCTTCTAAAATCATCTTACTTGATAATGAAATAGCAAAGCTATTCTTTTCTTTTTAGAAGGGTTAGGTGGCAGGTAATATTTTAAACTACTGTGAAACAAAACAAATTTTTTAGATTTAATAGGCATTCTCCACATTAAATCTTTTTGGATATGATCATCATAATGAAATATAATTTCATCTTTTTCATCTGCTTCTACAAAATAAATACCTATAATCTCTGGAGTTTTAGATATGTCTTGTAGATAAAGGTTGTGGCTTCTTAATACCGTTCCTTCGTTAGGGTCATTTATTAAAAGAGTATGGGGTAAACATTGTTGTAAAGCTCGATTATAATGAAAATCAAAATGATGTCTCATGTGATCAGATAACCAATCTACTTGTTGATCGTTAGGAATTTCAATATCTTTATCATAACCGAACTCACCTTCGTAAGTTTCGTGAAAAACAATACAATCAATTTTTAATTTCTTATTATCTAATTTAGATAATGAAGATAAATCTTGATGGAATATTGATGTTTTTGTTAGCTTTACTTCTTTCATAAAAAGTAAAAAATAACAGAAATCCTTTTAAAGTCAATATCTATTCAGGCTTGTGGACAGTAGGTCCATCCCAAGATTGTGTAGATTCATTCCAATCATAAGAATCTAAAATACCATCTGTTGTAGTATTTGGATAATCAACTGGTGGATCCCAATTGCAAGTCTCTTCGTTTAAAACCCAAGAACTAAACACAACAGACCCATCTTCATTAGTAGGTCTAGGTGGAATAAAAGCATCTCTTACAGGGTCGTATGTAGAACCTATACCTGCTGCATTTTTTCTAAATGCTTTAGATTGATCTGGTCCTTCAATTTTTTCTGCCATGGTTTCTACACCATTGTCATCAAAGCCCTGTCTATTGTAAACCCAATATTTTCCAGAGCCTGTATTGTAAGAGTATTGTTTCCAATTCTCCCAACCAAAACAGTTTCTTAAATAGTTAATACCAACCTCTTCGTTTTCAACACCGTTCTTTATTAGCTTATCGTTGTCTACAACTACTGTTGCTATTACATTATTGTTTTCATCTAATTTTGCAAAGTGTGCCATAGTGTTATTGGAACTTGTATTTAATTACAACTAGTCCGCTTCCTCCGCTTGATGGGTGATAGTTTGGTGGGTAAGCATGGAAAGTTCCTGCTCCTCCTCCGCCTCCAGAGTTTGCTGGTGAAGGTGAATTAGTTGTTCCTCCTCCGCCGTATCCTCCAGATCCGGATCTGTTTGTGCCCGGACTATAAGCTCCGCCTCCGCCGCCTCCGGAAAAATATCTGTTAGAACCTGATGGTCCTGGTGTTCCATAAGATGGTGCTGTTGGTCCCCAAAAAGATGTAGCTATACCTTCTCCGTTTCCGCCTGGGCCTCCTGGACCGTTAAATCCTGGTTGTCCCACACTTCCTACGCCGCCTTTTCCGCCGCCTCCGCCGCCTCCTGGCGAGCATCCTGACGGTCCTCCGGCTCCTCCTGTGCTTCCTTCTGGTGGAGAGAACCCTCCTGCATTACCAGCTCCGCCGGGTTGTCTAGAGTTTCCTCCGCCTCCCGATCCTCCTGATTGATTTGCAGTACCTCCACGAGTAGATGAAATAGAACTAAAAGAAGAATCAGTTCCCGCTGACCCTCCATTTCCAGTTCCTGGAGCTACACCTCCTGCACCGACTGTTACAGGCTGTGCACCAAACACGGCAGTTAAACCTCCAAAGGCAGGAGATCCAATATTATTTCTGAAGCCTCCGCCTCCTCCACCGCCGCCGGTGTAAAAACTTCCTGGTAATCCACCACCACCTACAACAAAATATTCAAATGAAGTAGATCCTGCAGGTGTACCTTCGTTTAAAACTTGAAGTGTACCGCTACCAGTAAATGCATGTATTTTATAATTACCACAAGTGGTTTCTGTACCACCCGTAGCTGAAACGAAAGGAGTAATTACTCTTGAACCCCCTCCAAATCCTAAGATTTTGTATCCAAAGTCAGCCACAATTCCTCCTATTATGCGTCGTTAGGCAGATTAGTAGCAAAGAATAATTTGATCCCTAGTAGTTTAGCGTCACCTGTGAATGTATCGCCACCAGCATTAGCGTCTCTAGAGATGTTAAAGAATACTTCTTCATCAGCTGCTGGAGAACCAGCAACAGTTACTGAAGCACTTTGAGCTGTAACATTTAGATCGTTAGCTGTTCCACTGTGAGCATCAGTAATATCAATTCCAGTACCGAATGCTGCATCAATCGCGTCGTCATTTGCCGCTGCCACACCTTTTAAATTCCAAATACAGTTACCTGTGTTTGTTGAGTTAGCTGTCCAAAAAACTTGATACATTAGAAGTTGTGATGGATCCCAAGACTTTGGAAATGCAACAGCAAATTGTGCATTCTCGTCAGAAGAAGGATCGAAGTCCAATGATTTAAGTTCTGGTTGACCAGCTGTTAATTCTGTTTGTTCTAGATTTGCGCATCCATTTGTAGTTGTTGGATACATTGCAGAAGAAGGAATCCAGATAGTTTCTTTACCGGCTACTTTTACAGCGCTTCCGTTTGATTGAACTACTCCAGTTCCTTTTGCAATTAAATTTACATCTATATTTGCGTCACCACCTGTTGCAGATAATGAAGGATCATTACCTGTTGCAGCATTAGTTACAGTAAATTCATTAACTGCTGAACCTGTAGCAGTAAATTTGATAGACTCGTTTCCGTTTGTATCAAATAAACCAGTATCGATTTTTGGTGATGATAAAGTTTTGTTTGTTAAAGTTTCAGTTCCAGTGATTTGAGAAAAACCAACATCTACAATGTTAGGGTTAGTTCCATCATCTGCTTTTGCATAAATTAATCTTGTTCCTTTATCAGTAGCAGGCCAAGTAACACTACTACCTGAACCAGAGACATATGTAAATTCTACAGTGTATGCTCCTGAAGTTCCATTTTTAATAACATATAATTGTTGAGCATCTAATGGAACAGTAACTGTAATATTACCTGTAATAGATCCAGTTAATTCAATAACTCTGTGAGCAATTGATGCTCCAGTTGCGCCATCAGATGGTGCTAAAGTTGTTGCACCAGTTCCATTAACTGTTTTTACAGAAGTTCCACCGGCAAGTTGCTCGATGATATTTAAATTTGTATTTGTTTTTGTTCCCCAAGTACCGGCATTTTCACCGGTTGCCATTAGCTCTACGCCGAGAGGTGTGTATGTTGATGCCATAAAAAAACTCCTATTTACGCTGCATGCGTTATGTCTGTATACGATGTCGTCGCTGTTATGTCAATATCTTTGTACGCCAAAGCACCAAACCCTGTTTCTCCTAAATTACTATTAAATTCAATTCCTGTCAAGCCCACAGTAATATCAGCAACTGTTGTAGATCCAACAGCAAATGATGCGGCTATACCAGTTAGTCCTACACTGAGGTTATCAACATCTATGCTTCCTACTTGCGATGCCATTTGAACACCACTTACTGGAATTATTTGAGTGTCATCAACATTTACATTAGCTGGTGTAGAAAACGACATGCTTTGACTACTTAATTCATAAGCTTGTTCGTTTACAACAGAACCAATTGCAGATCCTATAGTCACACTACCTAAACCTACTTGGTGATCAGTACCATCGTTAATATCTAATGTACCTAATGCAACACCGCTTGAAACTCCAGTGACATCAAAATTCATGTCAAAGTCTTGAGTTGTTGTTCCAATAGATGAGGTTACTTCTAAACCAGTTATCCCTATTATACTTTCAGGTATAATAACTAATTCTCCACCCCACAATACATCAGATCCCCATGCCGACTCGCCCCAAGCTTCTGGACCTTGAGACATATCCATACTTAAAGAAGTAGTTAGTTCAACAACAGTTTCGTTTGTACCCCAACCACCAATACCGTATTCATCTCTACCCCAACCTTCAATAGATTGTGCATAAGGAAGTGTACCTAATGCAGTTGACATAGACAAACCTGTTAACGGAACGACAGGGCTATAACTTTCTCCCCAAGGCTCAGAGCCCCAGAAACTGTGACCCCAACCGTTTTCAGGATAAGCAGCTAAGTCACCTAGTGTAGATGACATGCTTATACCACTTAAAACTTCTGTTGTACTATTTTGTGCACCCCAATTGTTAGTGCTCCAACTGCCTGCACCATACGTGTTCTGTGTGATATCCATTGCACCACCCATTCCGATGCCATGAATATAACAATAATAATGAAAATCTATTTCTGTAGCAGGAGCAATTTCTATATACCTAACAGTAGCAGAATTAAAATTAGATAAGTTGGTGTAATCAGATTGATTGCTGGCCCCATCTAAATAATATGTAACCCCAGATGTAATAATATTATTACCAGGATCACTTGTGCTGTTTGTAAACAGCAAAGGGTGCATATTGTTTGAAGCATCGCTTTGATCGAAACGAAGTGTGCCGCCTTTGACCCACTTAACATCCATGTTACGAACGCCATCAAGATAAAAAACATTTCCTGTTCCTCCGGAAATATATAATGTACCGGATGCGACCGTTACCGTATAAGTTTGGTCAGCCATAAGGACTTCCTCCTTATGTTAATCTAATTATCGCTGAGCTAGAATCGTTAGTTGGAAACTGAATAGTAAAAGTTCCTGAAGAAACTGTTTTATCTCCGCCAAACGCTATTACACAAACCGCATTTGTAGTACCAGATCCGCCAGCCGTAGTTGTGTTGTAAATTAAACAACCGTTAGCTGTGAATGAAGCACTTGTAAAACTGATATCAGAAAAATCTGTAAATGCAGTTGTACTAGTTAAGCCTACTCCAGTGTTAGTCAACGCTGCTCCACCAGCACTGTATCCACTTCCTGAAATTTCTTGTGATGTTGAATAAGCAGTTGTAGCAGCTCCCAAAGATGCAGAACTAGTGTACATTGCAAGTTTGAAACTATCACCTCCGTTTCCAGAAGTATCTAAACTGTGTTTACCTTGTAATAGTTCTTGCTTAAAGCTTGAACATATTGCTGATGTTATTGCCATAATTAATCTCCTTATTAAGGCGACGGGGAAGGGACTTTAATTCTAACAGTACCGTCAGTATAATCATCTCTTCTTCGTCTACCGAGTTGCACTCCTGCAAACTTCTGTACCTCTTGTTTATATTTATTTTCATATAATGTCAACATATCCATTGGACCTTTTAAAAATCCATATGCTTCTACAAGACAAGCATATAAAAGCCCTTGTGGGAAATACTGACTGACATAATTAGTCTGATTGCTGGACTCTAAAGTAGCCGGCATTTTGTTATAATATATATTGAATAAGTAATTGGCGTCAGGTGTAGGAGCTACATAAATACCTCCAGATGTGGTTGTACCTAATCCAGTTGCTCCACCAAACATTGAGTAATATCTTGGTAAACCAGTCACGTCTTGTGCTGTTCTATCTCCTTCTGATCCAGTTAATTTTCCTATATACTCTGAGATATATGTTTGATCTTTTTTCTCTAACCATTGACCAACTCCATTTGTATTAGCTGTAGACTCAAATACTTCTATACCTCTTACAAAAAATGCTCCTGCAGGAACATTGATAGTATTATCATCTGCAACAAACGTACCTTGTGATGCAAATCTATCAGAGTCCATAGGGACATCTAAAAAAATTTTTTGTTGTGCATTTAAAATTATATTTTCTAGGACAGCAGTTGTTAGTACAGTGTCATCTACTTCTGTGTAGTTTCTAATATTTGTAACTAAATCGTTATAACTTATTCCAGACATAATTAACCTCTATCATTAACGGGTCCAATTGTACACTGAAAACCGCCTCCTGTTTCTGTGCTGCTAGCAGCACTAACTAATGTAACATTTATTCCATCAAATTGAGTTGAAAATTGTGGCTGGCCTGTTCCTTCAACTGAAGTAGTATTTAAAGATGCCACTTTATAAGACCCAAAAACTTTTGCTAAATTAGAATGAGATCTTGCTGTTGTCGACTCAGGAGACACGCCTCTGTATGGTGCACTTGTCCCTCTTACACAACCCGTTAGTTGATTTGAAGTTCTACCCGTGTACTCAATAACTTCGTTTTCGAAAATTCCAGTTTCACTATTTACTTTTTCAATAACTATAAAACCAGATGTTGGAAACTCTGAGCCATCTGTTAGATCAATTGTAGTAGCTGTATCTGTAATAGCTCCGTTTAAAGTTGTTGACAATTGCAATGTTGCAACTGCTACACCACCTACTGATGATTTAACGTTACGAAACCTAACCTGGTCATCTAATAAAAGACCACCATTTGGAAAATTAATTTTTAAAGTTGTGTTTGAAGCTGTTACAAAAGGATTTTCTGGTAAGAAATCTTCTGTAGGAAATTCAGTTCTTGCAGGTCTTGCTCTTTGTAAAGCTTGTGGATCTGCACTTGTTGGTTTAGGATCTAATTGTGGTTGTTTGGGTTCGTATTCTGATATGTGAACTAAAGCACCATTCCATTCTCTAACCATTTCATTATATGGAAAAGCCATGCCTGATCTATCAGATATTGCTAATGCATATTTACCTTGCGCAAAAGTTGTCATTAACCAATACCCGGATAATATATTTTAGGTGAAATGTATGTAGAGTTAGAAGAACCGTCTTCATCTTCTGCTCTTAACAATTCATCTTCATATAATAATTTTAATTCCTGTACTCTTTGCGGTGCATATTTTACCGCTAGATAATATGATAAACCTGCAATCATACAAGGAACAAATCTATATGGTACATCACTTGCATTTGTATAAGCACCTACATCATCAATTCTTTTTGTGTAATAAAAATTTATAAAATTACCTGCCTGAGAACTACCAGGAGTTAAATATAAAGTCATTGTAACTTTATCTATAAATCTTTGAACCCAATATTGAGTTGGTAAACCTTTATCTGTTTTATTTGAAAATCCTTGATACTGTGATCTACTAATTTTTGTCATAGGTGTATCAACATTTGTAGAAGCAACTCTGTAGTTAGCTTCTTGAATATCTGTCATTCCATTTGGAAACTGAGTTACGGTGTCTGCAGAGTTATGAATAGCTGCTGTAGTACCATTAAGGCCTCTTACACAACCAGTTAAATTTAAACTTGATATTCCTGAGTAAGAAATTTCTTCACTATTAATTTTTATAATTCCGCCTGTCGTAGGCATTCCACTAACAGATGCAACTCCAATAGTTGCTACACTAGCATTTATTCCTGCCGATAACGTTGTAGTAATTCCACTAGATAAACCATCTGTTGGTGAACGGTAAAAAGTATATACAGCTTGTCCATCAATCAAAGCTACGTTTTGATTTTTAACTTCCCAAAATTGCAAGCCTCTATTGCCCCATTCAGAAAATAAAATATTCAAGGATCTCTTGGCTGTCTTTAACTGATAGCCAGAGACTCCTTGCATACCGATACGTTCGTACGCATCTTCAATAATTTCATCGATTCCGAGGTTCTTATCAAAAACATAAGAACCAGAGGTAGTGTTAGACATACTACGCTCCTGTAATAGTTAACGTAACGCTTCCGTCAGCTCCACCTGTTTGTGTTAAGGTTGCACAAATTCCATCTTTACAAAGAATTCCAGAACCTGGAACATAAACTGCTAAACCTTCAGTATCGTATTTAAAAGTTGCTACTAAGTTACCTGCACCTGCACCACCTGTTGTAGCACTATCGTGTAAAAGTAAAACAGAACCTGCTTCGCCTCTACCTTGAATAGAAGTAATTCTAGCTCTACCTACTCTTAACAGTGATATAGCACCAGTATCTTTTTGTAACGTTGTTTGATCACTTGAAAATGATCCACCGCCGCCTATTGCCATAATGTTTCTCCTTATTAAAAGTGCTCCCGAAGGAGCACTTTAATTATTTGTATTACGCGCTTACACCAGTTCCAGCAACTCTAGATTGGAACGTATTGAAGTAATCACATACTAAATGATTAGCAACTGTTCCTTTGTGTGCACCCATAATGTTAAGACCTAGCTGAACATCATCTGGTACAGTTGTAGCTGCTTGCACTCCAACAGGATTTCCGTTTAAGTACAATTTGAATTGATTTGCAGTAACACCGACTTCACTTCCAGCTGGTTGATAAACAAAACCTAATCTAACTGAGTTAGTTGGTTTTAGTTGTGTTGTAGCTGTTTGTGTAGGTAAAGTAGAATCCAACATAGCAAAAGTAGATCCGCCTGCTGAGTCTAACATATCAAAAGATACACCTGCTCCATTTTTTCTAGAAATGAATTGAATTGAAGTTGTATCTTGTAGGTGTGAGAATCCAATACCATCAGTTGGTAAAGTATCTGAGTCTGCATAACCGCTATTTGCAAATCCAACCCAAGCGTTTAGCTCAGTTACGTCAGTTATTGCAATGCTAGTTTCAAACCACCATTTTTGGTTTTGATTGTATTGCCAAACTCCTGGTCCTGCAATACCTTGAACTTCACCAGCGGCAGGAGCATTATCTCCTTGTCTTAACCATCCACCAGCATATTCAACTAATTGAAAGTCAGATCCACCTGTTGATGTTTCTGTCCAATCTTCATCGTTGAAAAGTTGCCAGTCGTTTTGGTACGCTTGTTCTTGTTCGTATCCACCTGTAATAATAGGTTGTTTAATTCCGCTAAATATAGAAGAACCTCCGTCTTTTCCTACTACGTTAGTGACTCCATTTTTAAAGTGTGTTGTCATATAATCAGCGCCTCCTAGCGCCAGTTATTCTTCCTAAGAAAAGAATAACCAATTTATGTCTTAATAATCTTAGTGTGCTTTTTATACAACAGTTTTGAGTAGAGCGCAAGAGAGCCTGTAGTGTGGAGTGGATTTATCCAACGATGTAGCTTTTTTATTAAGTAGCTACAGAAACTTGTGGAGCAACACCTTCTGCAGTGTTTTGCCTGTGGGCAATTTCAGCTTCTTCAAGCTTAATATCAGTGATGATTTGCTTAACTTTGTCATCAATTCTGACCATCTCAAGAGTATATCTACCGTTAGATAGATGCTCCTGTTCCCACTTCAACTCCAAGGACCTTTTTCGTTTGTATAGGTCTTGTATCATTACTAACTTCCTCATAAGTTATTCGATAAGGTCTGT